CAGGAAGCTGAACACATTGCTCGCAACCTCCGGGTCGAAGACCGCGAATCACGGATCTTCGAAGTGGATGATTTACCGTGGTAACGTACAAGACCAAACGCTCAAGGAAGCCCCGCATCTGCAAAGACTGTGAGGCGGAAATCAACAAGGGTGACCAATACGGCCAACGATCGAAGCGCGTAGGGCGCGCGGGAATGGCGTCGTACGACGGGACGGTCCATACGTGGGAGCCTTTTTACATCACAGTGGACATTTGCGCCGAGTGCGCCGGAGCAGCGCAGTGAGTGCGAATCAACGACAAGTCGGCGGCCAGCATTATAAGGCGTTACAACCGGAGCCGTGGGATGTTATCTCCGCGTGGGAATGCGATTATTTTGTTGGCAGCGCCATCAAATATTTAGCGCGATGCCGACTTAAAAACAACACGATCGAAGACCTGCGTAAGGCCCAACATTTTATCGAAAAGCGAATCGAGATTGAGCTTTCGATAAAAGAACGCAATGAGTGAACGAACACTAGACCCGCCGGAGGCGTGGGGTTGCGAGTTTTGCAACCCGGAGTCCTTGGGCAAGGAAGAAGAAATCATTCCGTGTGGGCAACCTTCTCCTGTCCCAGCGCCGGTCAAAAGGGACACAGACTATTTCACGGCGTGTAATCGGCCTTCAGGCCATGCCGACGAGCACGCTTTTTGTACCTTCTCTCAGCACCCATTAAAAACGTGGCAATAAAAAACCCGGCCCCGTGAAGGGCCGGGCTTAAAGGCACTAGAGGTTGTCCAAACCCAAGTGCGCTGCCAGCTTGGCTCCCAAACTTCCCACGGTGTCCGCAAAATTCTCGGACAAGTGGTCGCTTTCATGGAAGTGCGCGAACTCATGGAGCAGTAGCTCCACCTGAACTTTTCTGTTTTCACGCCGGAACCATTGTCGTCCCAGCGCGTCAACGTTCAGGTGCAGACTCCGCTTTGAGTACGCCGCCGCGAAAGCGTTGTCGGTTTTGACGAGAACGACCTCAGTTGAGCAGCCTAGCAGTAGCTCGTGCAGCCGCTGAGAAAACGCTACCGTGTCGCGTTGGTCGTCCGTCCAATTGGCCGGATCCACGGTTTCCGCTTCGGGCGCATTCGGATCGTTCGAATACGCGTCGTAGCTCGTCGGGAACTTCTGCCCCGCAGCCGTTATGGCAGACGCCGCCTTGGCGTTCCCCCATTGGCCGCCGGTCAGAGTGCCCCCGGTGATAACCGTGTAGCCGTGGGCCGCCGCGACACGGTTCGCTTCGGGATTCGACGGATCGTAAGCGACCCGCTTGTCCCCGAACCTCGCCGTCATCACGCGCTCCGTCACCTCGTTCGTGCAGCGAACGTCCGATGAAGCTTCTGTCACCCACGCGTCAGAAAAGTCCTCGGTGTCTAGCAAGTGCGCCGCCGCGTTCAGAACCGCGACCCTGAGTTCCGCCAGATAGGCGGGCGTCACGTTGTCGCGATCAGAGTTAAGCGGCACCTTTTGCTGCACGTTCAAGTGCCAGCGCCCTTCAATCTCAACCACTGGGATCCCCAACTCGTAAATGCTGGGCATCTCATCCACCGTCGGCTCGTAAAGCTCGACCGTCGTGGTACGGCGGCTTCGCTTCAGGTTGCCTTCGGCGTCGGCAATGACTGTCGGCAGCGTCAGTTCCAGCGTGCTGACCGGGGAACGTGCGTCTATTGTCACGATCCGATCCTGCACCTTGAGCGTCGTCGCGATTCCGGGTGGACAGATCAGGCTATCGAAAAATATTTCGAACGCCCGAATGTCCACGTCGGTCAACGGTAACGTCGCCTCGAACAGACTGCCCGACTCCCGTCGGCTGCGAAGGTTGTGACGACCCTTCGCGTCAAATGCGACACCGCCGGTCACCGTTACGATCCGCGCCTCACGGCACACGGACAGGACGAGCTTCTCGCCAATGTTGAACCGCCCTCGTCGCGTTGGATCGGCCTTCTTAGCCGACGGCGCATAGAGGGTGTAAGCATGGGTCAAGTCAGACCAACCGTCGGGGTCGTCGTCCACTACACGTACGACCGCGAGGCCGCGACGGAGCTTCTCGATTTCAACGGTTACTTTGGTCACGTTTTGATCCCAAGCGTTTTGGATCAGCTCGGACAGCAGGAACGACCGGGGCCTGTCGGCCATCAACTGAGACAGACCTTTTCGATCAACGTCGAACCAAGCTCGTTGTGCTGTTTTGGGCACAGCACGGCCCTTTGCCTTATAAGGCATAAGCATTTCTCCCTTTTTAAAGAACACATTGCAGCCGAGATAGCCGCTCCTATATTATCGCATAGATAGGCCTTCAGGGGAAACGGCTCGTAAGTCGCTGATTTAAAACAAGTTTTTAGGGGTTGGGGTTTTCGGGCCACGGCTCAAGGAACAGGAATTACTATATATACGTTCTGAGTGAGTTTTTTTATTTTTCTAAAAATATGCCGTTACTACCGTTACTTGTGTTACTTTAGGTGTTTTATGTATATGGATCAATAACTTAGTGGTAACAAATTATAGTTAAACAAGGTGTTACTTGTTTAGTCAGAAATGTTACCTAACCTTAATCGAGAAAATACCTTTAATGCGTTTTGAGTGAGTTTTTTATTTTTTTTGTTCAGACCCTATATATAGAGTTTCCAATTTTAACCACGTGTGGCAAAATTCAGGCATGGGAGTCAACCAAAGCAGATACCTCGTTGTACCCGATCCGGAACGGCACAAACCGCGCCCGCCACGAAAAGTGTCGCCTCCGGCGTTTTTGCCTGAAAATCGCCCGTTGACGAAGAAGCAGGAAAAATTCGTTCGCGAGCTGGTCGAAAACACGGGGCGCATCACGCTTCGCGAAGCGGCGGAAAAAGCGGGCTATAGCGCGCGAGGCGCGTCCGTCCGGGCTTCTGAACTGACCAACCCGGCGATGTACCCCCACGTCGTCAAGCGTATCCTCGAAGTGCGAGAGGAAATGAAAGTTAAATACGGCATTGACGAAGACCAGCATCTTGCCGATCTCTGGCGGTTGCGTGAGGAAAGTCTGGCCGGGGGTGCGTTTTCGGCTGCCGTGGCCGCCGAGAAAATTCGCGGATCGACGGCGGGCTTGCACGTTTCGAAATCGGAAATCAGACACGGCAGTATTGACCAGATGTCCCGTTCCGACGTTGAGCGGGAATTGATCAAAATCCGCGAAAGTTTTGCTCCACGCACAATCCATTCGAACGATGAAAGTAGCGACGGCGAAAAACCGGGAGTCGAACTTCTGGAAGCAGGTTCGAGCGAATCTTCCTGAGAGTTGGATCGTCACTCGGATCGAGACGTGGGCGGTGCCCGGTGTGCCGGACACCCTTCTCTGTGATTCGGACGGCCAGTTTCATCTTATTGAATTAAAAGTTTGCACGGCGAACGCCGTTCGTTTATCCCCGCATCAAGTTTCCTTCCTGACCCGCCATGCTCACGCTTCGGCGTGGGTTCTAATTAAAAAGCAGCCGTTTAAAGATCGAGCGCATTCCGTTCTGTTGTATCGCGGAGCGGACGCAATTGCGTTGGCGACCGACGGGCTGGCGGGGGCGGAACCGGCGGGCCATTGGCGCAACCCGGTGCCGTGGGCGGACGTTTTTAGTCTGGTAAAGTCCCATACTATTAGGTATGCTGAAGGGGTGTAAAACTAAACCTTCAGGGGAAACCGAATGAAATTGTCTGAGTCACAAGAATCCAAAGTCCGCAAAGCGCTTTTACAGCACGGAAAGCATAAGAAGAGCTATTTCTGGACGCCGTTTGGTAATGCGGCTAATCGCCGAGACACGGAGAGTAGGAACACGTGGCGCGTCGCATTCACTAACGCCGGAATCGACTATGCGTATGAATCGGATGTTAAATTGTCCGCTAAAAATTACTATTACAAAGGCCGTTTTTTTGTCGATGGCGAAAAGCGAACCGTTCGGGCGTTTGAAAACTTGCTAGGGGACACCAAATGAAACTTACCGTCGATCAATTAAACGCTGTAAAAGCGTACGCCGAACAACACGGCGATGACTGGAAAACTAGCTTACAATCGGATTGGATGCGCTCGGGCTCCGCCACTTATCGAGGCGAGTGGGCGTACTTGCAACAATTACGAAATCGTTTGGGACCAAAATGGTTGTATGACTTTCAACTCACCGAACTACTGGAGCGCGCATCGCAACCGCGTAAGACATGGACAACCGCCGAATTGCAGGAAGACTATGACGTCGAGGGGTTCGGCGCTGGGATCTGCGTCGTCCGGCGGCGGTCGGATAATCAACGGGGCAGTTTGGATTTTGACCATTCGCCCCGGCGTTACTACAATTTTGTGCCCGCCTGAGAAATGGTTATTTTTAAGCTAATCGAATGGGTCGTTAAACTCTGCGAAAGTGAAACCGACTGGGACCGGATCCAGCGCGAAAAGCGCGAGCGGGAAAAGGAGCAAAAACATGAGTGAAGACATGAGCGAAGACACTAAAGAGTGTGACTGCTGCGGCGAGGGCTACGACGGGGAGGAAACGATCGCGCGCTGGCTAACGCAAACCGAGATTATTAATGCTAAGGGGGAGGCGGAAGGCGTGACGCATTGCCGACATTGTGATCCAAACGGGCGCAAGCTGTATGACGATTAACTGATCCGAAAACCATGGGACCAATTTAAGGGCTGCTAACGCGGCCCTTTTTTTTGCCATAAGTATCCTATACAATCTGATATTCCACGATTGGAAATTTTAACTTAAAGGGGAATCAGAATGGAAAACCAACACGGTGACCTTCAGTCACTACTAGTAAATTTAAAGGATCAGGAAGCTCGCAAGGCGGATTTTGTCGCGGACACCTCCGGCCTGAATTTTCGCACGATCGATGGCGAAACGTTTGTTCATTCGGAGCAGCCGGGCATGGCTACGGTGTCGAGCGTGTGTAACGACGTTGCGTTCGGCCAAGTCCTCGCAAAAGCCGACATTGATAGCAGGACCGGGCGCAGGTTGCAGGAAAGCTACTCGGATGTGCTTGATCTCGCGTTAAATCGCATTTTCACCACTGAGCCGAAGCAGGTCATGTTGCGAACCGCCGAGCATTCGAGCGGCCCACATGTGCTTCGCGCCTTCCTATCGGATAAATTCAAGCGTTTCGATAACTTCGATATGCTCAATGCGGTCGTTCCCGTGTTGGCCGAGTCGGACGCCCGCTGGGAAATTGTCAATGCGTCGGTTACTGAAAAGCGAATGACTTTGCGGTTGAAGTCTGCCGCGATCACTGGCTCCGGCGCGTCGGTCGGAGACCTAATGGCTTTGGGATTAAGCATTTGCAATTCAGAAACGGGGCACGGCAGTGCCGCACTCGCAATGTTAGCGTGGACGCTGATCTGTCTTAACGGTATGCAAACCGCTAAAAAGCAGCGGAGCGCGCATTTGACCTCGTCGCAATCCGAAAGTGACGTGTGGTCGGTTCTCACTCAGACCGCTAAGGACGCCGATAACGCGGCGTTGTCGCTAAAACTGCGCGATGTTGCGGCTAATTATTCTAGTCGCGAATCCTTCGATGACGTGCTGGAGACGTTCCGCTCGGCGGCGGGCGATACGTTGAGCGCTGGAACGACCGCTCAGGCGGCGGTTGATCAGGTCGGACGCGTGCTCCAATTGACTAAAAAAGAAACGGCGTCCGTGTTGGATGGCTTGTTCTCGACAATGTCGCAACCGGGTTACGCGGGCGAGCCCGTGAGCCGTGCGACGTTAGTCAATGCCGTGACGGCCGTTGGCAATGATGCCGCGTTACGCGCTAATAAAATCGATGCTGACGACGTCGGCGAATGGGAACGGCGCGGCGGGCGGTTGCTAAATCTCCCGGCTTCGCAATGGTCCTCAATCGCGAGCGCGCAAGCAGCCTAAATAACCGTCAATTAGAGACCTTTGAACCGGGCCAGTGTGCCCGGTTTTTTTTCGCCCGCGTGCAGCTCGTGCAGCTCGAGTATCCTATAAAGTTGCATACCAGGGGGCCGTCGTGTATAGGTGTTCGCGTGTTTATTAATAAAGGGGTCAACAATGCTAAAAACAGTAGTTAACAGTAGATCAAGTAAAACCGCCGGGTGTGATATTACTTATCGCGCCGGGGTGCTCGATCTTTTTGATACTTGTCCTGATACCTGTTCACTGAAACCCGCCAACAGTACGGGCACCGGTGAAATTGATCACGATTATCTGCGCGCGATGCGCGCGGCGGTACCGCGCGGCGGCCAGTCGTTTGGATATTCGCATTTTGATCTGTTGCGCTATCGCTGGCGAACGGGCGAAACCGTAATCAACCATTCCACCGACGGTTTGATCGATCTCGATCATGCGCTCCGCGCGGATATGCTCAACCGGTTGCACGGGGTGCCGCGCCCGGTGGTCGTCACGGTGCCTGAAAATTATTTTACGGACGGTAAACAATACCGGGATCGCGACGGGGTCAAGGTCGTGAACTGCCCGGCCAATTACATGCGCGTCGATGGGCGACGTGTCACGTGCGGCGGCGGCGTATTACCCAGCGGCGAGCGCACGGTGGCTTGTGGTGGCGGTCGGCCACTGTGTGCGCGCGGTGATCGCGATTACGTGATTGCGTTCCCAGTCCACGGGGCGAGTAAACGCGCGGCGGCGGACCCGGATAAAGAGGGCGGCTGCTACGCGGCGGGGGGTAATGTGCGGCTGCATGGGGAAGCAACGCGAGCGCAACCCGTCGCGGTTGAAACGGACGGCGAACGGTTGGTTGAGTTCGCGCGCACAGCTCAGCGTGGTTCCATTCTACGTCACCACATTGTGGGCGACATTGGATTAGACCCGGCGGCGGCCCTCGTCTAACTGGCGCCATTTTGTTTTACTGAACCGGGCCGGGTGCCCGGTTTTTTTTGCCCGGTGGTGCAGCTCGCCCGCGTTCGAGCGGTTTCCGGTGCCCGGTGGTGCAGCTCGCCCGGTGGTGCAGCTCGCCCGGTGCGTTCGTTCTCCCAGCTCGCCCGGTGGTCAATTAACTGACACGTTCTCCCAGCTCGCCCGGTGGTCAATTAACTGACACGTTCTCCCAGCTCGCCCGGTGGTCAATATCTAATCACCGGTCCTGTGCATAACTGCCTGCGAAAGCGAAAATCGCTAAAGCCCCTGATTCGCCCAAATTGCCCGTCCGCGCTCGTGCCGCTCGCCCGCCAATTGTGCATAACTTGGGATCTGTCGCGTTAGATGGACGTTAAAATTTTCACTTCCACGGGCTCGCCCGGTGCCCGGTTCGCCCGGTGCCCGGTTCGCCCGGTGGTGCAGCTCGCCCGGTTCGCTCGTGCCGCTCGCCCGGTGCAGCTCGCCCGGTGCCCGGTTCG